TATCAGTTATCTCTCCAGTATCTGGATCCCCATCAGCTTCATGTCTAGCCATAGTAATTCCGGACTCAAAGTCCTTTAGATCTACTTCAGTATGATAGATTGGCTTAGACTGCAGAGTTGGGCCAAATAAGTTCATCTTGGCGGTAAATGTTAGTGTGTGGGTAACAAATCTTCTTTGTTGAAAATTTCCCTCATATTCATCTTCTACTGATATTCCGTCTAATACAATGGGAATGTCCTGAACCAGATTCATCTCTGGAATGATATTCAGAGACATGGTGTATTCAGGGCTAAATGACGGTAGAATCTGCTCGATAATCTGCAAGGCATCTTCTTGAGTCTTGGTTAGTACATACAGATTGATCGTTACATTATATGGCACTGGTGCGTAGACAGAGGATGATTGACCATCTTTATGGCAGATGATCTGACTCATCTTGTTTAGCTTTCTTGATGCATCGTAATTGTACCCAACAATTTCAAATGCCAATCTTGGTAGTGTTGTGTATGTATGATTAGTTAGATTTGGATCGGAGTCGATTCGGACTAGCCATTTCTCTTTTGCTGAGTAACTGATTGGGATCTGCAGAGTCTGAATCACATCGCCAGCAACAGAATCACCCCGGCGCCGCTCAATGTAGATATCAGAAAACAGATGGCCAAATGAGACTACTAGTTTGCGAATGACCCCCCAATAGAAAATGTTATTGTTTAGCATTGTTTTTAGTCCGGATCAACTTCGCCAAATGGGTTTCTGTCATTGAAGATAAATGACTCGGCTTCTCGCTTGAATGAATTGTTATCACCGTATGATTCAACCTTGTCGATGTCATTGATTAGAGTTGCAGTAGCTGTTGCATCAGACCCATCACCAGTAATAACGACTGTTACATCTTGATAACCCGTTCCTGGATTTGTTACATTAATGGCAGAGATTGCTCCATTAGAAATTACTGCTGTTGCAGTTGCACCCTTGCCGGTTGTTGATGTAATTGATACAGTCGCCGATGTATAACCAGAGCCACCACTTGTCACCTGAATTGAATCAATCATTCCAAACTTAGTTACCGATGTGTCAATGTCAAATGTCTTGAGAGATTCAAAATCATCGATAACATTATAGCCTGTATCAATTCGCTCAGATGCATACTGGAAGAGTTCAATATCAAGCTTATAGGTATAAAGCTTCCCGATTTGATAGAATGGATTTTGATGCTGAACAAACTTGATCTCAAATAGACCACCGGTGAGAGGGAAATACAATAGATCACCCTCAGCTGGTCTATTTGGAAGAATTGTCTGGCCATATTGGGCAACAGCTTGTTGCCACCGCTTTCTGGCGACGACCAGAGTTGCCGATTGCTCAATCATTAGCCCAAACTTGGACATGAAAGCCCCGTTGCCACCAAATCCGTCAACGTTTTCGAAATACATCTCAATTGGATAGGCATTCTTGAATTCACTTAATCGGTCTTCTCCCAGAATTTCGTCTTTGGAAACAAGCGTTCTAGGAATATAGAACATTTCTTGACCATAGATTTGCAAACACTCAATGATCAGATTTTCGACTACATTCTGCTCTGAGTTAGTTCCAAGTTTGAAATATGGATTCTTAGCCATTCCAATCAACCAATAAAGAAATTCAAGGGGGCTTGCTTATTGATCAATTCATCCTGAAGTTCTCTGATTTCATTCATAGCTTCATCATAAAGCGCTTGACCATTCAGAGTGACACCGCCCGGGAGCTGAATACCAGAATATTTCTTGATGTTAGTTGCCCAATTTCTTTTAACCAGTGCTGTTGCATAATGTTTTAACCACGGATCATTCCAAACTTTGCTGAATTCTTTTGGATCAACAGCTCGATAACATTTGATTACAAGTAGATCACCGGGTCTAGTATCCGATGTCCAATTGATATTTGGATACAACTTATTTGTCATTCGGTTGAACTGAATTGATGGCTTTCGGTTGAGTTCAAAGTCAAGTAATGACAAATGTTGCATTGTCTGCTTGTAGTAAATGATACTGACGGAAGTCAGGTCGAACAGATCGTGTAAGCGCAACTGATACTGAACGTCAAACAGAGACTGTGATGTGCTGGTTGCAGAGATTGGTAAAACTTTAATCACACCATAGACATGATCGGGTAAAGTGATAAAACGATTATCAGTGTCACCAAGTTCGATTGAAACAATGTTTGCAACGACTAGATCTGGTTGTTCTTTAATAACAATCTGTTCACCGGGAATAAATTCACCCTTGATCTTATAGACATATAGAGTGTTGCCTTCTGACTTGGCATTAGAAGGTCTTGCTGGATATGCTGTCGCCCCAGACTCAAGCCCGATGATCTCTTGACTGATGTCAAACTGTTCCGCGATTGGTTGTTGTAAAGTGAAAACTGATGAAGTCAGCCGATGCTTAAGATACATCTCCTCAATACCATCATAGTGGTATAGTCTGAAATATTCCAGGGCTTCATCAATCCGATCTTCAATCTGTTGCTCATCGATGTTGATATCAACAACCGGTGATCCAAGGTCGCGGAGAATATACTCTTTGAAATCTTCTCTTGTCATGCTATTTCCAGATAGGGTCTTATTGACTATTTATGCCGCAACTTGGGTCTGTTAGATTTCTCTTTTGCGATTCATATACACGATCTTTAGTCGTGTATTAGTTCATCATTTCTTAAAAGTGCAAATGAAGTAGATTGGTTTGGGCAAACCGTTCATCATTGGCATCACCAGAATATCCCCAGCCTCTTCTGTTGCAATCTTGATGGATTTATTCTGCCTAGCCTGTTGCCAGATATCGTCATACCTGGCTAACCAGGGCAATACATCAATCATTTTCTTATTTAGAATTTTTTCATAATCATTGATACCAAATCTTCTATTGAATTCATCATTACTGAATACTATTCTAGCTTTAGAATCTATGATAACGATCCCATCACTAGCGGAATTCATCGCATGAAAACATGCTTTGTTACGTCTTTGTTTCTCGATGATCTCGGTCATATCTCGCCCGACGATAATCAACTCTTTGCGAGTACCATCGGCATTGAATGCCGGGGTCTTGATAATATCCAGGATTCTGTGGCTATTACCAAATGTGATGTATTCCTCATCACGATTTGATTTACCCAAATCCCATGCCGCATTATCTGTTAGAATACACTGGCTCAGAGTATCTTTCATCTGAGGAAATAAAGCAATCAGCTCATGATCGGTCTTATTATAATATTCACCATGATACCAACCAAATAATTCTTGTCCAACTTTATTCAATGTCTTCCACCGACCATCACCATCTTTAACAATAACTAGATCATCAATTATGTCTATAATTGAATAGAATCGGCGCTCTATGTCTCTTAGTTGCTGTTCTAATACAACTGCGGCATTTACTGCTGCTACTGACACTTCATCTGTTGTTTTCTTTAAAAGCTGAAGAGACCCCTCAAGCCTATCCTTTTCAAACTCAATGTGTTGTTTGAAAGCATCGTCATTATCATCAATTGTTTCACAATATGACTTGGGTAAAAAGAAGGATTTTAATTTTGCCAACATGTCATTTACGCGAATTCTGAATTGTCGTTAGAACACTCCTGATTTCATTCAGAGCCTGAACCAGATCAAGATTGCCCTGATGATATCGATTGACGATGTCTGTGATTGATTTGGTTTCAGAATCTTTAGCATTATAAACGCGTTGGATCGTCGAATCCAGAGTTTTAGATATATTTCGACGATCCATAATCAAGACAATGATCACGCCAAATAACAAAGTGATTACCGCACGGTCTCCACCCGATGTTAGATACTGGAGAATAATTTGAGCAAATTCCATGTTTTGTTATTTTGATCGATTAAAGTGTTATTTATAATTACGCAGTTCCATCAAAAGTGATAAAACTTGCTAGACGGTTCACAGAGGATGCCTTTGGTAAAACTATAGGTCTTACTTCCTCTCCACGTCTGTACTCGAGTAATTCCTTCGAGTTTAAACCATAAAGATCATCTAGACCTTTATTTAAGATGTTTATTGCAGCATTTAAGTCTCTGTCATGACTAGTTCCACAAGATGGACAAGTCCA